CTCCGTCTATTTTAAGAAGGCGTATAACGGTAAGACCATACATTCTTTTGGGAATGTTAAGATCATAGTGTTATACTCTGGTGGCGTAACAGCCGAAGACTTAGACAATTGGTGGAATAATTCCATATCATGGGTATCGGATCACACAGGTCCTGGATACCGCCTCTCCTTTGCAGTGATGGGCGACGACATGGTTGGAATTATTGGATCAAATGGATCAGTGCGTTTTGTTGAGAATGATTACTCAAAATACGATAGAACACAAGGTGTACACGCCTTGCAACACGAAATAGAAGTTCTACGTTTTTTTGGCATGACGGCCCGTCAAGCTAGTGTACTCGCTAAAACATATGAATCCACGCCTGTTGTCTTTGACAGGCGAACTCAGACCAAATTGAGGATTGCATGTGCTGGACAACGAGACACTGGCGGTCCCGAGACGTCACTTGGTAATAGTATTAACAACATTGGAGCCATTCTTCACGCTGTTTCTCAAACACCAACCGTATCTTCGTTCCTTAAGAATGCGGTTGAACACATTGAAAATCTAGGCCTATTATGCAAATTTCAAGTGTTTGAGACAGCAACCGAGCCAACATTTCTAAGGGGGAAATGGTGGGTCACAACCACCGGCACATTAACTTGGAATTACCTTCCGTTAATGATAACCAAGATTGGGAAGCTCATTCGCAATCCGGTTCATCTTTACAAACGAGGTTCACCATATCATGTGGCGGCGCGTGCCTTAGCTTCAGGAATGGGCATAGTTCCTGTTAGCTTACCAATCCTAGGGCCTTTTCTAGCAAAACTAACTTCCGTCGGCACGGGAACTCAGATAATTAATGAAAGTTATGTGAGGGTTTTAAGATCATCTCCGATCGAACTTAATCGAACCGCAGCAGTTCGAGATATCACGTCACGGTATGGAATTACTTCTACCGATATACAAGACATTGAAAATCTCATTGCTAAGGTGACGACTTTTCCATGGTTTATATCGCATCCCGCAATATTTAAAATCATGCAGTTTGACAATGGTCTAGACTATTAAAGGTTCCCTTTAAC